TGTTAAATTATTTAAATTACTGCCTAATGAAATTCCACTAATTGTAGAATTAGCAAGTGATGTATTTGGGATTGCAGATAATCCAAAAGTTAGAGTATCTGTACCCGCATTTGCAGATATAGTAAGACCTTGATCTGATGAAGAAGCAAAGGTTAAATTTCCATTACCTCCATCTGCTAATAATTCAGTTCCATTAAAGGATGCGGTTGCAAATGCATTTTGTGCTGTTACTGATGTTAAATATCCAGCGTCATTATTAAATTGTGATATATCACTTCCGGATACTGCTACTTTTTTCCAGGTTGCCATAATTATTTGTTTCTTTTATATATAAATATATTGTTTTTTTATTTTCAATCCAATCCGACATACAATGAAGATGAAGTAAAATAAATTCCTCCTACTGGTGCTGAAGTGTTTAATTCGGTAGATTGCGTCGAAAATATTACTACTCCACTTTGGCTTACTGCTACTATAGGAGCAAATGATGTATTTTGTATTAAAAACATTGTTGGCGCATCATTGGTTATAGTAACAACACCAGATTCTTGCACACTTACTACTTGTACAGAAGAAGATTTAATTAAAAATATATCTCCACCAGTGCCATTAATATCTAGAGATCCGGTAATCTGTGCATCTCCTATAAATGGAAATGGATTAACTGTTATTCCTGTTAATCCGCTACCATCGCCGGTAAATGATCCAGTAAATGATCCGGTTATAGCATATGATCCGGTAGGTAATTGTTTTATATTAAATCTTCTACTCATTATGCCCATCTCCCGTTAACTACAACAGTAAAACTAGCATCTAATGAATATCCTAATGTACTCGTATCAAAAACAATTGTTTGTGATGCTGTATCCGTCGGTGTCCATGTATATACAGACTTATCTATATATTGTCCGTTAATATATACATCAAATTCATTTTTAGTAGCAGTTGTGGTTAGTGATGGATTGTTAGCAGCAGCTGCTGTGATAGTTACAGTGGTAGAATTCAATATTGTACCATACTGATCTGTTAAGTTTGTCAAATAATTAAACGTTTCAGGTGTAATTGTAGTAGATGTTCCTCCGCTACTAGCTATAACAGTTGCACCTGACATAATTCGTTGCGATGCTGCTAAAATTGTAACTGGAACTGATGTTGAGTCAAATAATCCAGGTTCGATATCAACCACAGTATCAAATCTAACTTTTTTAACTGAATACATTTTTTTAAGAGTAGATTCCCGAGATTCTTGTCCAGATAACAATGTTCCATGCACTGTAATTGGCAATGTTGCTCTAACTAAACGATCTGTGCCAACCGTATTAATAGTTTCAAAATTAACAGTTTCCATATATGTAGAGAATCTATTTTGACCATTGCCCCACATAAATTTGTTATATGGTAATACTTGATCAACTAAACTATTTAATTGAGTCGTAAAATCACACCACATCATTAAATCATATGAAACTGTTACGTATTTTGGTATATCAATTAAATATATTTCATTCGATCCGGCTTTTTCATATTTTGGTATTGGAAATAGCTCGTCTTCATAACGATTTCGTGAATTATATTTATTTCGATAAACTAGCTTACTTCCAGGCTGTGTTCTGTTAACATCTAAATTTTGTAGTTCGCTACGTTCAGCAACAGAGTTTCTTTTAATCATTAATAATGGAGACTGAAGCATTCCTTTTTCGTCTCGTATATATCCTAATCTCTGCACATTGTCCCATTTTTCGCCGTTAGCAAATATAACTGGAACATTTATTAATTCTTTCTGATGTGTTATTTGAGGTTGTATTTCATTTTCTATATACCATTTAATAGCATAGTCAATATCATATACAGTTCTTTTTGGAGTTTTAATGACATCATCATCTCGTCGTACTTGTTCGGCACGATTTAATATCCGATCATTTGTTATTCCCTCCGTTACATTAGGAGTTGGCTTATTTGTTTTACGATCGATATTTTGTTTGTTGTATCTAGACATTAAAATCCTTTATATACATCTTTTTTTCCATCACTTCCAAAACGAATATCTCGAATTCCTAGTGGAATTTGTCTTGTTGCATGTGCATCAACTACGATTGAAACGCTATATCCATGAGAACTTCCATTAGGCCATGTTTCAGGATTCTTACCTACGAAATATTGATTTGCATCAACATTATCTAATTCATAGTATTCATTATCCCAGAATATTATATCTCCAACTTCAGGATATATATCTGCTTTTACTAAAATATCTCGAGAAATTGCAAATTGTGCTGTTCGTGTATATGTATGACCATAATCGTCTTGTGATGCAACTTTATCTGACTTGGTTATTAAACATGGTATTAATATAGAATCATAATATGATTTATTTTCAGATTCACCATATAAATTCGAATCACTTTGTTCAACATGTAATTTGTAGATTTGAATTTCCGTATCAATCACTGAATTTAATAATTCTGCGTTTATTGATGCTAAAAATTTAGAATCTTTTTTTCCTCCAAATAATGCCATAGTTACCCCACATAAATTTTCAATGGTATTTTACTTAAAACCTCTGACATCGAATCATTCTCTGCTTGTTGCCGAGCCAACATCTTATCTTTTGTCATATTATCTAAGAACGTTCGTAATTGATCTACCAATGCTGTTTTTTCTGTTTGTGCTGCAGATAATAAATCTGAAGAATTCAGTGTAACTTCTGCATTTGGTATTGGTATTGACGAATATTTACCACGAATGTAGCCTAACATTTCTTTTGCTACCGCAGCACCATACTTAAATACCCAAGATCGCCCCATATCATTAATTGTACTGTATGATTGATAAGTATATGGTATATTAGATGCGTCACTTACTGCCCCTGTTAAAAGTGCGCTATTCCCAAATAACAAAGCATCCTTAGCTTTCTCTTCTTCGAATAAAAACTCAATCCAAACTTTACCATATGATTGATTTGCCTGGGTACCTAATGTACCAGGTGCTGGATATAATTTAATGTTGTCGCCATGTATTTCGAATGTAAAATGTGATTTACGTATACGGTCATTAAATTCAATTGTTTGTATTCGTAACAAGTCGGCATGTAACGGCATCATCATGAAATTAACTGACGGAGAAAATCCGCCGAAATCAAATGAATCCAATAATTGTTGCGATCCTAAACCGGTACCAACATATGGATCAAAATATCTAACAATTGCTGGTGGTGGGTGATGCAATACACGTTTAATTTCAATTGAACTAGTATCTGATAATGTTATACCCATATTAGCAACCGCCTCGCGTATCGAGTATGTTTGTTGACCCGATACAATATCAATTGATGCTGAGTGCCAAGTTACGTTACCACCCGAATCTGCTTCGGTTCCATATGCTTTAGATAACTTAGTTATATAACTCAAAGAAGAACCAACTACTTGTCCCGTTAAACTCCCATTATTTAAGTATTGAGAGCCAGTTGGTACACCCAATGTACTCATTAAGTTATTAGTAATATTAACTTGATTGATTTGATTTGAATATTCTATAATAGCAGATTCAAATGCAGTATAAAAATTAACAGCTTGTAATTCAACGTCTAATATTGGATATCCTAAATGATTTGCAGCAAACTCAGCAAATTTATCAGCCTGTGACTGAAATATAGGATCATTGTCGAAAAATCCAAATGGAGTGTCGCCGACACTAAACGATGACGATCCAGGCCATATTTCTCGATTTTCTGAATAATCCATATTTATATCCTTTTATAATAAATATCAGTATGACTCAGTAAGTAGTTTCAAAACTTCATCTAAAGATTCATGTCGGTGGTTGTCAGTTAATTTTATTTCTCTAACATATTGAGAATCTCGTATTTTTGGAACTTCGTGCACTGCAGAATCGTTTCTGTATTTTAAATCAATCTGATGGGTATCACCACATAAAATCATACGGCTTCCTTTTCCTAGTCTAGACAATACCATCGATAATTGTTGTTTTGTTAAATTTTGAAATTCATCAACTATTATAACGGAATTATCAAATGTTCTTCCGCGGAAATGAGATAGACTAACTAATTCAATTGATTCATCAGCTTCCATGCCTTCTAATATATTTGGTTTGTTATATACCTTGCGCATATTAGAACGAATTGGAACTAACCACTCTTCCATTTTTTCTGCTAACGATCCTGGTAAAAAACCATTATCTTCTGTAGAAACTGTCGGTCTTGTTATTATTATTTTATTTATTTCTCGTTTAAAGAATTGATCCAGTGCAATCTGTACAGCTAGTAATGTTTTACCACTACCTGCTTTACCTAGTACAAAATTAAATGGTGCATTTAATATTTTAGATTTCGCTTCTTTTTGTTCGTCTGATAATGTTACTGAAAATCGAACCGGGCCTTTGGGCGGGTTCTTTTGTTTGTTTGATGTAGCCATATTCTAGTTTTTACGAATATTAAAATAATTTTGTAAGCGTGCTTTCCATGTATGTCATATCTTTAAGTGTTTCTATCTTACCTAAACACATCTGACGTACTGCTTGGAATGATTTCATTCCTGGATATTGTGTTAAAATTTTAATTGTAACTAACTCTTTATCTTTTCCTAAGTCCTTTTCAATATGAACCATTAAGACCATACGTATAGCACGAATTCGATCTAAAACGTCAACTAATCTTCCACTATACCGAATTCTAGCTTGCATAGAGTATGTATTTCTAGGTGTTGCCATATTATTCTTTTTTATAATAAATACCTAAAAAATAAGAAATGTAATGATTTAATATACAAAAAAAAAGTGCAACCGTTTCCGGCTACACTTTTAATAAATTATATAGTACTATATATTAAAGAGTATCAATACCTTTAACGTATACTTTACCATAAAATTCTGGACGAACTACTTTCTTAGCATATCTAGTCATTACCCCTTTACGTGGAGTGAAGTTAACTGGATCATATACTAATGGTGTCATGATAAGAGGTACATATGGAGAGAATACAGCACCTGTTTCTAAGAACTGAGCTCCTCTGAATCCCATAAGGATTACATTCTCTTTCATGTAAGGGTTTTTATAAACTGTGTAACGATTATTCATCGAACCAATTTTTTGAACACCCGCTGCAAATTCCATTTTGCTTCCATCAGTGTCAGCTGCAAATCCAGGAATAGATTCTAGGATAGTTGCTACACCAGGAGAAGTTACTAGGAAGTTAGCACCACCACGAAGTGTTTTTTGGTGAATTTTGTTACTAACTTTTTGCAGTTTAGTACCAAGAGTTTGGAACCAACCACCTTGCGTGTTATAGAAACCAGTGTTATCAGTTACACCATTTCTAACAAATGTAGATCCATTCCAAGTTTCGTTGTTAACTGCCGACCAATATTCTGTTGTTGGAGCTGCAGAAATCAACATATCAAGAATCTCTAGATCAATCTCCATTGATACATACTCTGATAACATCGAAGTTAATTCAGCCTCAGCGTCAATTGAATGATAAGCGTTAAGATCTTGCGCAAACTCAGGAGTCCAAACTGCTTTCAACTTACGTGTCTTAGCAACAATTGGCTCTGATTGCATTTCAAGATTCAACTCTGGAATATCGATATCTGTTCCGTTATTGATACCAGTACCATTTCCGCTACCTTTAAATGGATCAGTGTCTTCAAAATCACCACGAGTGACATCAGTCGGAGCAATGCTATAATTAACTTTTAAACCAGTGTTATCAATAGCAGTTTGAATACCAGCTGCCAATGAAGCAGTTACAACGAATGATGCAGTATAGTTAGCGTCAATAGTTGAGAATGCTTGAACTGGGATGATTTCTGTTGAACCAGAAATTAATGTGAATGAACGAACAGCTAAACTATCAGCAGTAGTAGGTACTGGTGCAGTTAATACAAAATATTGTGCGTTGTCATATCTGTTATCAAAATTTAATGATGCAGAAGATGCAGCTGCTGCTGCAGCTCCAGAACCGGTAGAAGCACCAGCTACAGATGCAGTTACGTTTGCAATTGAATAACCGAAACGACCTGCGCCATAAAGACCACCAGTTGGATCACCAGATGTATTAGTTACACCGAACATTGAATCATCAGCGTTTGGAGAGCTAAAAGGCTGGCCCGTTCTATTTGAATTATCATCATCAAATCCAGGACGAGCTGTACCATATTTAAAATCTAGATAAAATACTAGACCCGATGGTAAATTCATTGGTTGTACTGATACAAATTCTTTTGCTGCAAATTCAGCGAAAATTCTACGTACTAATGGAAGAGCAACCCCTGCCCATTCCTCAGAACCTTCTGCGGTTCCTGTTTGTGAAGCTTCTTTTACTAACTGACGTGCTTGGTTTTCAAGAAGCTGAGCCATACCTGCTACTTCCGTCTCAGTTGAAAGGCCTTCTAATAAGCCAGTTGGTTGCCATTTTTTAACTAAAGGCTTTGCCATATGGCTTTGGTTTGGATTATTACTTTGTAGTAAATTTGAAATATCCATTGTTTTCCTTGTTTTTAATATTAAATTTAATTAATTAAACTAATCCCGCTAATTTTTTCCAACGCGATGCTAATTCCGTACCTTCATTTAAAACTTTAGTAGTTTCTTTCGATGGTGCAGTCGTTGCGGTTGCTTTTGATGCATACGACTCTTTTACAACACGTTTTGAATTTGTAGGACGTTTAAAACTCTCAGCTAATGTGCTGAATACTAATTTAACTTCTCTTGTGCTTACCGCGCGATCGAAGTTTTCAATAACTTTCATTTTTTGTGATTCGTTTAGATCGAAGTTACGGAATAATTTATTAGTAAATAAAAGTTTCGCGTTAAGTAAATTAACTTCATTGATAACTGATTGTAAATGTTTAATAGTGTCATATGCTTCTTGTAAAGCATTTTCGTCTACTTTTTCTTCTTTAGTTACCAAATCAGTAGCTTCTTCTTCAGATAAAATAGTTTCAATGATTGCATCGATATCTTCTTCGATCATACCATCTCCATCATCACCTGCTGAATCTACTACTTGCTCTTCAACTTCCATCTCATCTTCTTCATACATTCCTTCTTCTAACTCGCGAATGATTTCATCTAGATCCATATCAGCTTCATTGTAACGACCTTCTTCCATGTCAGCTTCCATGTCAGCTTCAGCATATTCAGCTTACATTTCTTCATCGCTCATTTCGTCTTCCATGTCTACTAGTTCATCT